TATATTCATATTAATACTCCTAATAAGTTAAGTTTAAATAAAGATTCTTTTGGTACGGCAAACCATGCCCATGGTCTTACAGTATGTCCGCAAGCTTGGGCATCAATTACAGGTTTTGTAGAATGGCTAAGCCAACGTCCTGTGCCGTAGCCCCAAGGATTACCGTTGTTTCGTATGTATTTAATATTTCGTTCAAACACATGAATAGGTTTGTCAGGTATTATCTCTCTCCATGCATCGTTGTAGTAACGATCAACAATAAGATTACCAGCACGCGGTGAAAAGCCAGTGACTTTACAACGAATGTAACCTTGTTGGTATTCAGCGATTAGCCAGTCGCCTTCTTTAAATACTTCTTCTGGTTTTACATGTTCAGGTAATTGTAAATAACTATTTTTAATAGTGTGAAAAGTATTACCTGTTACTTGATCTTCAACAGTGTCAGGGCCAAACAAAAAACCGTTTCTTTGATACGGCACATTGTTTTGATCACACCACCTTGAAGTAATATTGTTATATCTGTGGTAGTTTTTGCTCATGATTTTCTCCTTCATAATCATAGGTTTGTAGTAGTCTTGCTAAATACCATTGGGCTTTTTGCAAGTCTTCTTTTTGGTTCTTGTATTCATAACGCCATATATATTTTATGATGTTACCTTTCAAGTAGCCTTGGAATTGTCGAGTGGTCATAGAAGCTTGAATAGCTTGTATGCACTCAATTTCTCCAGTGTTGTAATGTGGGGGTTGATTTACATTATCCATAATTACTCCTTAATTGGTTCGTAACAGTTAGCTTGGTCTCTGACCCGCTTAAAATCATAAGTATAAACTTAAAGTTTTGTCAGATATACACTAACTACATGAAAAGTTAATTTCTAACTACTCTTCTGAAGATTTACATAATCTAACCACTTATCTTGCATCAATTCTTAGGAAGTCGTCTGCCTCTCTCGGACCTCTAGGGCACTGGGTTCCACAGGTGGTTGTATCAACTAACTGTTACGATATTTCTTTTTCAAGAAATTCCGATTGGACTCTTCGTATGATTGAAAAGTAGGATGAATCTCCATGCCATAGGCACGTCGTTCAGAGCAATTCTTCTTGTACATACGAAGAGCAAATTCTTTATATTCCGTAGTGTTCACAAAATGTTTCATACATTTCTCCAACTATTGGTATGTCTAATTCGAACATTGTATCAATAGTTGCAGGTGTAGGTACAGCATCGGGATCATCATACATTCCGGGTTTTGCTTTACCCTTTATGTAATCTTTAACTGTTTCATGAAACAGAAGATGTACAACATCATCTTTATCTGCATCATCTTCAAGAATATATCGAAGTATTTCTGACTTTATAGTCTTTACAGGGTAAATATCAAAAAACTGATTAAGAGCATCTTCTAGCCATGTGCCATGCCACTCTCCCCATTCTTCTGCTTTACGAATTAATTTACTCATTTTTTTCTGCTTTACCTTTTGCTTGTGACTAACGTTATTGCTTAGCATTACAAACCTTGATCGTCTGAATACTGATTGTGCTTACGCCAGTCTGGTTGTTTTGTTTCCCATGTTACCTTTGGTACAGAAAAATTCAAACCAAGCAACTTTTTATTAGTTGATTTAAGTTTGAGTTTTTCATGTACCACAGTTTTCTTGAGTAAAAACAAAACAATAGAAGCAGTAAGACCACCAATCATAGCGGCAGTCATACCACTGTAAGTACCATAGAATGCAACCATTAGAGTTGCAGTAATAAGCACATCAACAAAAATATCATGACCGATGGTCTTACGACCACCAGCTTTAAGCGCCAGCAAAAGCAGACCTAGCGCGCTGAATATTCCGATAGTTAGCATTGTTTCTCTCCTTCCACATTAGATAGGCCATGTAGCCAAATTGAATTAGTTCAATAAGTATCCACAACGCTGTTGTGATACTTGATATTACACTAGACATGATTATACCTCACTGATAAATATGCCATGCCACCAAGCAAAAACGTTAGCAACATGAACGTTAGAATATGTTGTAATACGATAGCAACTGCAAGTGTGCCAAGAAGTATTAGAACTCCATTTTTTACATACCTAATAACTGTATGTTTAATTGACTTCAATGATTTCTCCATAGGGAGCCTCCGTAGCTGAATTAGTTATCCAAACAACTGGAAAGTGTGGTTCAGTCCCAAAGTCGTTTGACTCCAAGTCTGTGAGATAAATAAGGCAAGAGATACTTGGATATTTCTCTGCCATTTCCGCAACAGCTGGGCCAAACATGGTACCACCACGACCTTTCATAGTAACTTTCAAAGGCATTGATTCACGAGTGAATGTTTGCTCATCAGTTACATGTGTATCTGCTTGCATGAAATGTATATTTTCTACATTGGCGTCAACCAACATAGTAGATATCTCACCTAGATCTTGATTAAGCTCTTCATCAGTACGAGAACCAGAGGTGTCAACAATAACACCAATCTCTTCAATACATGGTGAATACAAACTAGGCAGATACAAACCACCAGCAACAAACCTACGATTAGGTTTTTGCCAGCTGTAATCTGATTTGTTGTTACTCTTCAAGAATCGTGCAAGTTTTTGTTTCCAATTAACTTGTGGTGACACAATCTCATCGACAAGCTTAGACAAACTACCGGGTAGTTTACCTTGTGCTCGTGCAGACTCAGCAGCTTGTTGCACTGCAACACGCATGTCTGCTTCGTGTTTACTTTGCGCACCACTGTCTGTCAAAGATGGATTAGGTTGAACACAAGTACCATCAAAGTCAGACATATTGCTAGGCAATGCATCTCGACCACCATTTTGTTGCAGAGTGTTGTAAATTTCATCTGCAGTCATATCACGATACTTTTCATCAAGTAGTCCACCTTCGGGCAATATCATGCCAGCATCAGTAACGACTAGATTGATTACATAGTCGCCAGCTACATTCCAAAGGTATGGGTCACGCTCGTTAAGACGAAGTACATGCATGTAAACGCAGTGCATAACTTCGTGAGCAAGTAAACCAACTCTTTGCTCAGCAGTTTGCTTGAGAAAAAACTTTGGGTTGATCAGTAGCTTTTCGCCGTTTGTAGCGGCTGTCTCAATGTCTTCGGTAAACTCTGCCCCCAGTCGAAGGCAGAGCGTACCGAAGAACGGTTGTTTCAACAACAACGATGATCGAGCTCGAGTAAAAGCTGTTTTAATATCTTCCATTAGTCACTAACTCCTTTATAAGTTTCTACAAGATCAAAGGTTTCACTAAAATTTTCATCTTTTGTTATACCTAAGTCATCAAAAACTTTGTTTAATATTAATATTAATACTCTAGAACAAGTAAGTTTTGCTGAACAACGATGTTGAAGTACTTTACCTAAAGCATCTAATTTATGCATATGACTACGGTCAACATTCACCATCCACCTATGCTTGTATCCATACAGGTTTTCAAAGTGTTCTGGTTTAAAGTAATCATGGCTTGTAGCAACTAGATAAGCACTTGTATATAGATTATAAGATATCATTAGTCATCATCTCCTAGTAATGTTGAACCAAGAATCACAGCGTTAAAGTCGCCAGCATGTTGCTCAACAAAGCCTTTGTTTTGCTGTGCTTTTGCTTTACGCTCTGCTTTCTTGTGGATGGTTACCATTTTATCGGGGTCAACTTTTTGCACCATAGATGCCAAAGCACCACCGGGCCATGCTTTCAATGCTTGATTAAGCGTTTGAAAACGAAGCAACATCTTAGCAAACTTAGCGACTTCATTTGATTTGTTGATGTCGTACATGTGTCTTTCCTTAGATATCGCAAGAGCTTTGAGAACCGCCTCGTCTTGAGGTGCTCGATAAAGATTAAATGGTAGTTGACTTCGATAGGAACTACCTTTTAGCAATGGTTGCTCTACTGAAAGAGACATAGTTGCACTATGTATTTCTGGTGTTTCAGTATTGCATTCAAACTCTTTAACCAAGTTTTGAACTTCCCAAGGTAGCTCTTTTTGAGAATCTGATATCTCTTTTGAGTCATAACACTTTGTTTCAAATTGAACATGTAACTCATTATCGGTCATAAAGAATGAATCGTCATCATCAGAGCTAAGATCAAAGAACTCTACATCATCAAGTTTTGATGCATCTCTGATTCTGTCAACAATAGGTTTGACATGAGTGTCATAGAT